TCCACACCTGATTGACTTCAAACGCCTTTTGGTTTAAAACCTTGCGTTTGTTGTCCTTGACACGGATTTTTAAAGTCTTCATGACTTTATTGTCGGGAATGATTGCTCTTTTCATATAGTTATGATAGCATAGTTAAATGTCAAGTCAAAAACTAAATTCACTTAATCATTGTGTATTTAATATACAATTTCACCTAATATTAGTTACAAAATATAGGAGACGTTGTTTTAATGACGAAATACTAATACGACTGGAAAATATATTCAAAACGGTAATAGTGAAGCAGAAATGTACTATCGTTGAGTTTAATGGTGAAGTTGACCATATTCATGTATTATTACGCATTCGGCCCGACATCCAACCATCTAAATTAGTAAATATTTTAAAATCGGTTAGTAGCAGATATCTAAGACAAGAATTTAGGTGTCATTTTTCTAAATATTATTGGAAACCGGTATTATGGAGCAAATCATATTGTTTAATATCGGTAGGTGGTGCTCCAATTGAAATATTAAAGCGATATATACAAAAGCAAGATCGTCCTAATGGTGCCTATCCATCCACTTCCAAATTCAGCAAGCTGAATTTGGAAGTGGTATTCCGGCAACTTGGATAAAAAAGAGGTAATCAACATGATTAAAATATTTGCAGCAATAATATTAGCGATGTCATTTACCAACAGTGCGAATGCCACCAACATATTACCACCATTAGTGTATAATATTACTTCAATTGAAAGTAAACTACACAACAATGTGCCGATCATAAGACTTGTTATTAATATAGTAAATGAAGGTAAATATGTTACCGCAAATGGTATTAATAATATCGTATATGACGTAAAAAACGTATTATTATCAACATTGTTAACCAATAATCACAACGCTGTAATACTTATTTATATAATACATTCGCCACCATCCCCCAATCCTGACCGAGTACTTGGAATAATATTAGAAGTCAATGATATACAGTACAAAAAACTATTTATTGATCGCTTATGGATAGAATCATAGTTTAATTGCAATAGCCCCAATACTATGATATATTATGACATATTATAATATTGTTTATTAATATGGTGGTTACATGCAAAATTCTCAAAATAAAGTGTTTATTTGTTTCGTAATAATGGCGGTATTGATTATTATTATGTCAATAGCATCCCGCACGCCAAACCCTATGGCACTATCCACCAACATTACCGCTGATCCAAATACCAGACAACTTACAAATAAAGCACTGAATCAAATATATAATATTGTGTCGGAATGCGTGGCGGAAAGGATATATACCGCCACGGTAACTATAAAATTTATTGATACTATTATAGATGGTATAAATGTTAAGGGCGAAGATGTTAAAGCAACCGGTCTATTCAGGGCACGATTAAGCTTAACCGGGATTAAATATACGATACTGATATACTCACCGCTGTCAAAACGGTCGAATGAACAGGTATTAGAAACAACCTTTCATGAATTAATCCATTTAGTCATGTATCTGGATGATACGCCATACGAAGGTGTTGACCCACATCAATCCCCAATATTTAAAAAATGTACATATTCATCACTGGTAGGTTAGCTATAACGTATTACTTGATTTTTAACGATAATATGTTATGCTATCAGACCAATGTATATTGGATTACTTTTTAATTTATGGAGATAATAAAATGCCAAAGGGTCGTAAGAAAGAAAAGAATGGAAACAGTTTTCGCGTGGTTAATGAAGGGCGGAAACACTTGATTGGAACGCGGAAAACTGGTAAGTCAGGATATACCATGACCAGTAGTGATCTAAAAGACGTTCTGGAGAATTGCAATATGCAGAAGTTCCATAACAATGCACGAGCGGTATTGTTATCACGTGGAATGCTTTTTAAATAGGAAAGCGGAGAAGTGCCGGTAAATAGTGATAACTATTTACCGGCACTTCTGTTTTATCACAATGCGGCAAGTAGCTTTTCAATCCGTCTAATATTTCCGCGAATTCTATTCATATTGCCCATGACACGACTTTTATTAACAGTTCTGGTTTTGCTATCTGCCAGTTTATTAACAAGACCCATGGCACGCTTCGCTGCATCCATTTGATTCATGACTTGATCCATCCCTGCCATTATTGATTCCAGTCCGCCTTCTACTTCTACTTTACCCGGCGCTGGCATTTTATTTGCACCAGATAATACATCACCCATTTCATCATGTGAACGTTCTAATAAAACAGATATTTGGTTTAAAATACTTGTGCTCATTTCTTCAAGTGCGTTGTATTCTTCCATTAATTCAGCATCAATAGAAATGCCTTTAATTTGCTCAAGTAACATATGGTTCTCCAAAATTATATATTTAATATTTATCACTTACCGACTATTTATAACGTAAATTGAACGTGCATCCAATCGAAGTCCTTTGACCTACCTAATGATAATCCACCTTCGGCTTCCCAGAATTCCCACCATTTATCATATTCAGGCCGTGCAAAAACTGCCGTTTTACTATTCTGCCTAAGTCTATTTTCGGCGGGATTCCAATCTATAGCACACGCAAACGCATGTGTTGAAAGTCGGCTTCCCCCCCGCATTTTACGATTATTGAAACACCCACCCCACATATCCAATTTCAAACGTTTTATTTCATCAATACCATAGTGGGATAATACATTACCTAATATGGTTTCTACGGATGTTACTATTTTAGAATGTGCGGTGAAACGATTAATGGTTGTATTAGTATCCCATGCTAACTTCAATGGATACGGACTATTTACCTTCCCGTGACCGGTTCCAGGTTTACCATAGAAATTAATTAGTGCATCCGTCGTTGCGGAGGGCCAACCAGTTAAAGCCATATCATCCGGGCGTATAAATTTTGATTTTTGATTCTGTGCATCCATTATATCATCAAAAACACTATCGGTTATCTGTCCCCAATAGCCATCTATTTGTCCAATATCATACCCCATAGTGCTTATGTAATATTGTAGTGTTCCTATATATCGTCGCAGCATTGTCCAAGTATCACTAACTACACATGCATCTTCTACCGCAGACTTTGTTGCTGGACCATCAATTCCATCCACCATAAGATTACTATTATGATGGACATTTAATCCGTTTTGTAAAAATACTATTTGTTCTGTATTAAGCATACCAAATCCCTGTAATTGAAACGTTCGCTGCTAAATCAGCAAGTCTAATCTTGTTTTTAGTTATGAATATCTATTATTTATCTAAGTTGCCGAAATATGATCGTCAAATCATCTGGATTATTTAGTCCATACCATTTTAATTTTTCCACAATCGTACATTGTTTGATATCCCAATGACAATAACATTGTATCTTTTGTTGAATTAGGTGGAGCATCTAATTCAGATATCAGGCGTTTACGTGTAATGAATCGTCTATTAAATAACTTCTTACCATCCGTATACCACAAGGTTGGTTTGGTTTCTGCCATTACGGTAAATCCAGACAATACTTTGAAATTACCTGCAAACCACCGTTTATCAACAAATGCAATAACTTCGTTTAACTCATAATTCGTAGTAGCATGTTTAAACATCTTAGAACCTAAACCAGGATGCGTTTTTTTATCAGTAACGAAGCGTGTCATTTCATAATGCGCTACTGTGCCTTGCTCACGCGGTGGTTTACCAAATGTCATTACCGCAATAAGGGTTTCATTATAAAAGGCACCAAGGCATATTACCGTAGCAGCCCCCGCATTTAATAAATGAAATTTATTCAGAAATAATTTACACTCGGACCATTCTATTTCACGTATAGTAGTGTGTCTGGCCGCAACCCCACGTTCAGCATGACCTAATACGTACCTAAGTGTGTCTTTTACTTTTGTTTTACTATATTTCCATTCATGTGAAAAGATTGTAATAAGCCGAATATTGTGTTCAGTTGCTTGGGTATGATACCGTTTATGATATTCCATATCACCAAGTTTATTATGTGTATGTAAGACAAGACTTCTATAGTTAATAGCAATTTTAAGGTCTGGTAATAAAATATCATATTCTGAGGTAACCACTATATTAATATTATATGTAGTAATAAAATCAATAATTTGTTGTAATTGTTGTGTATGTTTTAAGGTGCTATCATATTCCGATTCCCACAACACCACAAGATTATACCCATTATCACGAATAAACTGTTCCTTCATTAATGTATTATCATATAATTCACCATACGTTTTGGTATTATCAATTTCACTAATATCATTACGTGAAAATAACATGGGATTACCATGGTAAATATCACCATGAAACTCATATATGGTATTGGTCGCTACGCAATATCCATCCGCACGGTAATTTGAACCAGGAATCAAATACTCACCACCGTTCATTGCATGTTGAATTTCAATACCATTCTTATTTGATATATCGGTTAACCATTCAATTGCTTTAAGTGAATAACCCGCACGGGCACATGTTGGACATCCAACATGTGAATCTATAATAAAACCAAGTGGCGTTGACCATATATGTCCATTATCACATTGAAATGATACCTTTGATTTATTATTAATATAATTAGTTAATGAATTAAGATGAACAACTTTAGTTGGGTGTTGCGTATTATGTTCTTTTATTTTTTCAAGAATATTATTTTGCGTAAGTCGTTGATTATCCGCATTTTTTTGATCCGCACATTTTCTACAATAACTACCGGATAATAACACCGATTTCGGTGTGGTATTCCATTCATGTCCCTTGGTACAAATCCATGTCAAGGGTTTAGTCATTCCGGTATAATCATCGATATTTTTTATTTTAACCAATTTATCTGGATATTTGGTATTTCTATTGGATAACCTTTTTAATAATAATGATTTTGACTTTTGATTTTTAACACCAACTAACAACCTTCCGCATTTTTTACAACCATGTCCTTTCAATATATTCTTAAAAGTAGTGTTAAATACATGATTTTCCGTACATTTCCAGTCTATTTTCTGATTAGTATTATGGTATACAAAATTATTGTCAACGGGCACAATAATCGGATTACTTCGATTTCGTTCTTCTAATTCTAAAAGAACTTGTTCTTTTGATTTCTTTGCAGGCATATAATATTATAACATAATATTATATATTATCCAATATGAATCTATAAGTACCACAATCCCATATTCGCCAATGTCCTGCATTTGTCATATTTTGATATTCTGTTAGCATTGGATCATAATTAGGCAAGGTTCTTTTTAATATATCCTTTCTATAGTTCCAACGATGTTTACGCTTCCCGTCAATAACATAAAAATAATCAGGTTTATTTGATTTTTCCATAGTAAAACCTAACACATTATACAGGTTTCCCGTACTCCATCTTTTGTCTGCATAGCTTATTATTCGATTCCATTCATTGTGCTTCTTGAAATATTCGAGTAGTTTACTTGCAATTCCAGGAATTCTATATTTAGTATTGGTGGCAAACCTAGATAGTTCCCATATTATAAATTCGGTGTTGCTTTTCTTTGTATTATATCCAAGTAATACCCGTGGCTTACCAAACGTCATTACCGCCATTAATTTATCACCGTAAAATGCACCATATGAATACGTTGCACCAATAGACCCTTGAATATGATGTTCATTAAGAAACAATGCCTTTGCTTCCTTAGATATCTGACGAATAGAGCATTTACGTGCATGTATACGCGGAATGTCAGCAGTACTAATACCAATATAATGTCTAATTTTATTAATAATGATATTATTATTAAGTTCATCCTCAAAAATAATAAACGGTCTAATACCCTTTGCAATCATTAGTTTTCTTCCATGATGTGCGATTTTCATATTTGCATATGATTTATCATACGGAATAAGTAAAATACCAACATTAGTAGTGGCATCATATATTGTCAGTACTACTCCATCTATATTTTTAAATAATTCAGCACCTGAATGAAATACCTTATCATTTATGTCATTAGCAAATAATATAAGTCTTTTACCCGAATCAATATATTGTAAAAAAATATAAGGAAGTGTTCCTTTTATTGTATGTTTTGACCCAATATTATCTTCCCATTTAAGCATTTGTAGATTAGTATGATGCGCACATACTTCAAGTGGTATATCATTATCGAAACAAAATCGAATGGAAACAATATGGTCAAGTTGATACGCGCCTTTAATACCTGCTTTACCACGTATGTATTTATGTGGGTTTATGCGTTGGTTATGTTCCGAATACGTAATACGTGTTAGTGCATGTGCTTTTTGACGATATTTTTGCCATTCACTTGCGGTTTGTTGCCATTTTTTAGAATTTTCCTTAGTATATACCGTTAATGGAACCGCTCGCTTGGATGGTCCACACACACCACATTCTGTTTCCGCTCCAAGTAAATTTTGTGGTGAACATTGAAATACATGACCACATTTTAGATTTTTAACTGTTATTTTTTTATATGTGGTATCACCATCACCGACACTACGTCTACCATCATACCCTTCCGTTAAAATTTCAATTCCCCTATCTTTTAGACGCTTAAGATTAGATTCTCTTGACGATGAATATCTTTGTTTTTTTGTACATTCCGGGCAACCTTTCATATTATGTATTTTATAATTTTGTATTTTTGATTTAGGGGTTGCGGTCCATTCAAATGAACAGAAGTCACACTGCATTAAATGGTGCTTTTTTGAACCTTTAAATGGTTCAAGTAATGTGATTCCGATATTTTTTAATTTATCGGGATATGTATTATCATATTCGCCTTGTTTTGGCATTATGTTTCCATCATAAAATTTTTGATATAATATACAGACATCGTATTATACACTATAGTTCCCCACGCATACAAAAAAAGCCCCGTAAAACGGGGCTTTATACTACCTTCTAATTAAAGATTAAGTCAAGTCCAAATTAAGGACATTGATTTTGCCGTAGTAGTCGGCACTATTTCCCAATGATGTAGCCGTATCACTAAAGATAGCTTTACCATAACGGGTCATCAAACTAACAACTGGTTGGAACGTAGTTGGATTAACAACCACACCAGAAGACATCAATGGGATGTAAGGACAGTAGAAATAACCAGTATCCGTTTCCCCATTTCCGCCTTTATATCCAACAAGAATCGTGTCATCATTACCCGGCTGAACAACACCAAGATCGAGGTTAGCACCTGATTGATTCCACAAGTAGCTGTACACTTTAATCGTACCATTTAACGTTCCAACCAACATGGTGTTGTTTGGACCTTTAAATGCTCCTTCAACTGCGGGTGCAAATACTGATTTAGCAGCGGACTGAAGAATAGAAACGATCATTGGTGAAACAACAACAAAGTTGCCAGCACCACGGCGTGTCTTACGTGCTATTTCATTAGCAACACGATTGATTATGATACCAAGGTTGGACAAGCGATCACCAACAAACGCCGGTGTGTAGCTACCACCGGTACCATACGTACCAGCACCAGCACCATCAAATGTTTCAACAGTACCGGCAAGTGCCAACAGGTCGGTGATGATTTCCTGATCAATTTCTTGCACAATTTCAGCAGAAAGTGCCTGAGTCATTTCAGATTCAAGATCAAGACCATGTTGTGCATTCAAATCTTGCATAGCTTCGATAGTCCAACCAGCTTGCAGTTTACGCGAACCAGCTTCAACCGCTTGCGACACAACATCCATGGTCATCTTACGACCACCGGAACCTTCAATGAAAGAACCTGAACCACCAAGTATTTGATTAGCACCAGCATTAGCACCAGTACCCGTACCAGCGGTCAATGCGGAAGGCCACGCCAGACCACTAGAATTGACACCATCAATATCCGCAGTACCAGCTTGTCCAGCGGAACCCAACCCAGAAGCACCAGCGGCTTGATCTTCAGCCGGATTAACAGCACCCGCACCAGAAGAATACCATTGACGAATCGGTGAAGCATTACCAAACACTTCATCATCAACAGCAATAGGCGCAGGTAATCCAAGAGGATTAGGATGTGTTGTTCCCGCCACGGCTTCGGCATAACGATAACGCAGAGTGTAAACCAACCCAACGGGGTTAGCCATAGGCTGAACACCAACCAACTCAGTAGCAATGGTGCCAGGAATAATACGTCGAATCATTGGGATCAAGATTTTGCGGAAACCTGCAATATCATGTGCCTGTGTAGAACCGGCTGCCGCCGCTTCATTAATCATATGTTTCTTCTGATTTTCCAACAAAGGTGCTACTACCTTCTGTTTATTAGCGGCCAACCCTTCCAGTAATGCGGCTTTGGTCTCCGACCAATTTTCAAACATTTCGTTGCTCATTTCAAACTCCCTTTAATTTTAATTTTTGTTGTTTTATACAATACCTGCCATTTTGCGAACATAGGCCAGAGAAGCGTTTTTAGCTTCATCTACTTCTTCTGTTTCCATGATCACTTCATCAACATCGCCTGATACGACTTTACCTTCAACGATTTTTTTATCCTTTTTATCCTTCTTTTTATCTTTTTCGGATTTTTTATCATCAACATCATCGTCGCATTTTTCTTCTTTCTTCTCAGCAAGTACTGTATTTTCCTTCTCTGAGTCATCAGTTTCACGGAGTACACGACCAATAAATGTCTTATAACCTTCTACAAGACTTTCCGTTTCAACATTTCTTAAAATAGCTTCCATTACTTCACGTTTACGACCAGCAAGTGGTGATAACACGCTTTCCATTGTTATTTTACGTTCAACCGCTTTACGTTGGTTTTCGGACTCTTCCAGCGCGGCTTGTACGTCATTCAGACGTTCTGTGGTTTCACGCAATGTATTTTCAGCGGAATCCTTATCCGCATAATTAACGGTGAATTCATCGGCAAAGGCTTCAAATACCCGACGACCAAAATCATTCTTACGAACGTTGTTCAAATCTTCGCGCAATTCATCAATTTCAGCACCCAGACGAATTTCCAAAAATGCATCTACTTTTTCTACCAGTTCGAGCAAATCATCTTTCAATTCATCCGACATTGCGGCTTTAGCTTCAATCAACTTCTCCGCATATTCAGCTTCCAAATCACGGAAACGTTCAATATCTTCTTTCAATTCATCAACTTCTTTTGATAAAAATTCAGTAACTTTAGCATCAACAGCTTCAATCAACTGATCGCGTTCGCCAACCCACTGCTCGGTTAAATCGGCACGAACATCAGCGGTTGCTTCTGCCTTAGCCGTATCCAATGCTTCATCCATTTTAATTTTAAAAGCACTTTCTAATTCTGTTTTAGTTTCTTCAGAAAGCACATCGGCTTCCAACAATTTCTGCAATAACTCATCCATTTGTACTCTCCCAAAGGTAAAAATATATTAACGGTTCAATAACTTACGAATTTTGTATTACTATTATTTATAGTCCATGCATTAAAATATATATGATAATGAAGACGTACAAAAATAAGCAAGTATTTCAATAACTTACGAATAAAAAGTAGTGTGCGGTATTTTGATATTTTTGTAATATATTTGACTTGATAGTTCTGAAGGAATATGCTTCTAATATTCAAGTATCATATACAAAGGGTTGCCAACGACGTGGACTGGCATCCGACGCAATTGAAGCGAAATTCAGCTTGCTGATTTGGTGGTGGTTGCTTCAAAATAATTAAGAGATGTAATACTAATATTCATGAAGAACAACGATATTGAAGAATTATTTTTAAATTTGGATCAACCGGTGGTCGTTTCAAATTGACCATTTTAGTTTAACTTTGCCACTATCCCATATTCTGTAGTATCCTAGTTCACGAAGAATCACATGCTTAGGTTTATTTACATCATATCCATCTTTTATTAATTGTGTTTTTGTTTTAAATCGTCTATGAAACCTATTTTCGCCGTCCGTAAACCAAAGCGCGGGATCAGTAACGCTTATTTTTTCAAAACCAATATAATCTTTTACTAACCCGGTAAACCATCTACGATCAACAAATGCGATCACTTCGGTATATTCCTTACGCCGTATCGCGTATTTAAACATTTTTGAACCTAACCCTGGATTATTTTTCTTATCGGTAACAAACCGTTTTAATTCAATCGTATCATCACCACCTTCATTATTCGATTGTCCAAAAACCATTACGCCTATTAATTTATTATTTTTATCATACGCACCTATTCTAAAACTACCAGCAACTCCTGCGTTTAATAAATGATATTTATCCAAAAACTCTTTTGCTACTTTCCAAGGAATTTCAACAATATTGGTGTTTCTTGCATATGTTCCACGTTCGCTTAATCCCAATATATGTAATATCGTATCCTTGCATTTCTGTTTTTGTTCCACCCATTCATCTTCAAAAATATGAATTAACCGAATTCCCTTTCTTTCGCAACATTCTGTTTTCGCCAAATGATAATCCGAACGCTTTCCCGCAGCATCGGAATGCCAATATAACCCATTGTATTCAATTGCAAGGTTATGTTCAGGTAGATATATATCTAACTCAAATGGTGATATGATTTCCGAAGAATTTACAATATATTGAACGCCAAGTGTGTCAAGAAACGTAGTTATTTCACGTTCACCGGTTGAAAACATAAAACGTTTTACTTCAATTGAATGTTTCCGTAAATAGTCAATTACTGTGGATACGCATACCGATAATTCATCCGCAATACTACTCGCTGTTCTAAGCTGGTTATGGTGTTGTTCACGTAACCAGTTACTATCATTTAATTTACTCAATGACTGTTCTGAAATATGCATTTGTGCTGGATGCTTGCCATTATATTTAGCATCATATGTTTCTTTAATTTTAGCTTTGACCGTATCCAACTCGAATGTATAATCCACACCATATTTCAGTTGCATTGTTGCTTTATGCGTATCTTGTGTTTTTTTCATTAACGCATCATTATTATGGAACGCTTTCATTTTTCGTTTGAATTCTTCGGTTTCGTTATAGTGGTCAACTCCATATTTTTCTTTAATTGTTTTTTTTATTTTTATTTGTGTTTCTGTTATTCCACCCGCATTTTCTACACCATAGCGTTTTAAATTCGTTTGTTTGATTTTTTCACGTACACCTGGCGACTGAAATACATTTTCTACACCATAGCGTTTTAAATTTGTTTGTTTGATTTTTTCACGTACAACGGGCGAATTACGTTTTTGTAAATATTCATCGGTCTTAAACATTTCTTTGAAGTGCTCTGTTTTAGAATATGATGTTGTCCCATATTTAGATAAACATGTCTTTTTTTTCTTCTCCATTGTTTTTGTAGATCGGGACGCACATAGACTAGAACAATAGTCTACATATGCTTTACTATTATGCCACCCTACCGTGTGTTGACCACAGTGTTCGCACAATGGGATTGAATTATTATTATGGGTTATGTGCCAAAAACGTTGCGATATTGGCACATCGTCTGGAAGAAAGCTTGTTTCGATAAGCAACTGTTTATAACGATCCGGGTATTTTTTTTGAATATTATGTTTTCGTGGAATTTTGGTAGTATATTCAGCTACCAGTGATAAAATATCTTTTGAAAAAATAGAATTAGACATAATTACTTAACTTCGCACGTTTCCGTAATGTTTTTTGTTGCAAGTCATAATATTTACTTGCGCATACAAATACACTCTTCAACTATCAAATGTAACATGACTTGTTGCAGTTGTCAAGTTTTGTTACACTTAATGCAACAGCTAGTAACCTATTTTTTAGCAAACAGTCCAGTATTGATCCATTTCGTTATTTCAGTCTTAAGATATTTTTGTGCGGCAGGGTCTTCTTTCAATGCTTCGGCAAGTGATATAATTTGTCTACCGTTCTTTGCCATTTCCAACGATTCAACAACAGTATTTGGATATGCATTGGGCGCGGACGGCGTAGCTACAATATCGACGGTCACAAAGCTGAAGCCTTGTACACCACCGTCTTCATTTACTTGCCCGGCACCGCGTGATGATACACCAAGACTCACGCCGCTTTCCGCTAGTTCTTTTGCTATGTTTCCCATAGGTGTTTTTAACAGCTTAGCTTTACCTATTGCATTTTGACCTTCAATCCGTAATTCCGTTATAACATGTGAAATTCGATCAAGATTAATACTTAATGTCTGCGGATGATCAAGTTCGCCGAAAATACCATTTGATTCTTTGATTCTTTGATTCGCGGTATCGACCGCTATTTGAATTTCATTAATAGGATAAAGCCTACCATTCCTATTCTTTACACCACCTTGCATGAATATACCATTCAGCCAAGTATTTTTCCCATCGGCGGATGACTCACGAATTATCCCACATTCTGATGGCGATAACTCTTCAATCAATATTTGTTGTGACATAATAATTCCATTTATAAAAATATGGAAAGTACATCATTGTACTTTCCATTTCATTCATGTAGCGATTAGCTGTTGGTTGTTCCTAAATCACGATCACGTCCATCATTGAACTTTTCTGGTTTAGGTGTTTTTCCCAAAGTTTTAGCAGGTTGTTTACCGCCGGCTTTGAATTTGGTTTTGTCAACTACATCATCATCGAGTTCCTTGGGTGCATTGCCATGTTTTTTCAGGGTCTTTTTGCCACCATTATCGAATTTTATTTTACCTTTAACCTTGTCATCCATAACGACACCAGAATTAGCAAATGCTTTAGCTAATGTGCTTTCATCTACTTTATCTTTTTTCTTGTCGAAATTATATTTCTTGTCGTCTTTCTTGTCGTCTTTCTTGTCGTCTTTCTTGTCGTCTTTCTTGTCGTCATCGCATTCACACGGATCGCATTCGCACTTATCGCACACATCATCATCATCATGATGATTTTCGCCAAGAATTAGTTCCTGTGTTTTTATCTGAAGATAATCATGCAAATGTTCTTCCGCATTTTTGCTGTCCCCCGAAATCATAGATTCCAGCATGTTGTATATCGATTGATGTTTAATTTCAGTCGATGTCAGTTTGTTTTTATCGCCAGTTGCCATTTTATTCATCCCCATCATGTGTTTGTGCGGTATTGTCATCAGTTATGTTGATATTACCATGAATCTCAACTTCTAATTTATTTTGCAAGTAATCGTGAAAACAAACTTCAGCCTGATCACCCTTATCGTTGATAATGTTATCAAGTACCTTACCTAATGCTTCACTGTGTTCCATGGTAATATTCTCCTATCATTTATTTATACATTTATTATTATTTATAATTTTTTTCACTCATGATTCGTTTATTTAGTTGGTGGTTCTGTGGTTGTAGTGGCGGGGGCACTTCCCTGAGCGGGTGTAATTCCCAATTCGGCACCACCAAAATCACCGAAACCGGCAGCGCCGATGTCATCCATTGTATTATTATCTGATGAACCATATATTTGAACAAGATCTTTAGTATCCGTGCTATTAGGATCAAGACCAAGTTCTTCACGCTTGAGGCGCTCATTTGTAACTATTTCTTCTGGTGTCATTTGCAAATAGCGCTTCATTACAAATCTCTTTGACATATAATCAATACCATCGGCGGTAGTATATGAACCAAGTAATTGACTATCCAATTCAAGTTGCTTATATTTACCGAAGTTGGAAGGTTCTGGTAACATTACACGATACATAGTAGGATCAATTGAAATCGCCGACTGCTTCAGAAACAGTTTAAATTCTTTATCTAATGTTCTTTCGATATTTCCTTGAAGTCGTTCTATGTACAAGGAAAAACGTAACTCTTCAACATAAGCAACACCAATCTTACCATCCGACCACGTTTGACCACCTTCTGCTTGATCAAGCATATAGGATGCCGGTATCTTAAGACCACGCCATACTTTACGTTGGAAATATTCAAGATCGGCCAGTTCACCCAAACCTTGACCACCCGGTAATGTTTCTACTCTCGAGCCTTTACCATCGGCACGCGCAGCAAAGAAAAAATCTTCATTCATCGAATGTGGATTATAAACAGAATCAACCTCTTGTTGCCCACCATTTATCGAAGGAATCTTTTTTTGCTTTATTTCATTCTTTATACCTTCAAGATGTTGCTTTACCCTTGCAGGTGGCATTTTACCGACATCTATATAAAATACTCTACGTTCTGGTGCGCGTTGGACACGATAAATGATAATGGCATCTTCTAATAATTCTTTTTGCTTATGTGAACGATATACAGGGCGCAGTACTGATTCACCAAACGGTTGGGTATCCGCCATATCATCATTCAATGAAAATCTAATAAGTTCATCTACTGGAACAATTTCTGATTCCAATTGCGTGTCTTTTTTTCCACCAATGGGCATTCCGTACCCACCTGACTTTGGTTTTTTAGTATCTTCTTTTATTTGCCATGCTAATACTTTAGTAACATCATATTCATCTACTACGGCAGCAATTACATTTTTTGGATGGATAAACGTCCAACTATCACCTGGTTTTTCGCCCTTTCTAAAGAACACATCACCATATTTAACAACCAAACGTGATATTGAATATAGGCGATTTTGCAAATCGTATATTTGACCCCATCTACGCAACGCTGCACGTAATGTCAATACGGCAACAGAGTCCACATTATCTTCATCATCACTAACTATATCAAGGACTAATGGTTCTTTTGTTTTAGGATTATTACCAGTCATTTCTTCAGCAATGGTGTCTAATGCACGAGCTACTTCTATATCATTATCCATTAAATCGTATTCACGATATCGTGTCATTCTCGAAGCCGCTCCTTGAACAAGCCGCTGATACCATGTATAATTATTATATGCACCGGAATCAGCCATTTCTTGACTATCCGTCATTTTTGTGGCTGATGGTCGAGGTGTTACTACTTTAAAATATCCGCTCCATTTTGCTGCCATGTTATAAACCTTTATGTTATTGAACTTAATAAATATATACAGCTATTTATACAACGGAAAAATGATGAACCAAGATACCGCTAGTTATTTATTCAACAATCCAACAAAATTAATGTCTTTTAAGCGTTATAAGAGAGATGAATACAATGAAGTGGTAGAACAAACCAATTTTTTACCTAAAGACACGCCGCTCAAAGCACGACTTTGGCATATTATGAATGAGGTGCAATATGTAATTACATGCAAAATGTGCGATAACCCGGTAAAATGGGATATCGCCGCGCGGTCCAGCGATCAAAAATATAGATCATATTGCTCACACGCTTGTTTAAGTAATGATCCTGAATTCCATAAAAACCGTATAGCAACTATGCATAAAAAATATGGCCATGGCCTCGCCGATATTGTAAGCAAAATACAAAAAACTAATTTGAAAAAATATGGCCATAAATCGGCAATGGCAACCGATGAAATAAAACAAAAACGCAACGCGACATGTATTGACCGCTATGGGGTAGATAATCCAGCAAAAGTTGAACGGTTCATTGTGAACAGGAAGCAAACAACTTTGGAACGATTTGGTGTTGAACATGCAGCACAATCTACAATATGCAAAGAACGAGCCAAGAACACATATCTTAGGAAATATGGGATTGATCATATTTCACATCGCAATATGTCGGCTGATACCTATGATAAATTAAACGATAAAACATGGCTTATTAATGAACACCATGTAAAGCAACACACATTATCTAAAATTGCTGATAACTTAAATATAACATTATCAGCATTATGTCGATATTATCATAAAAATAATATCATAATTAAAAATTTTCATCATTCTATGGGCGAACGAGAACTTATTGATTTTATTAAATCACTTAATATTAAATGTATTACAAATACACGTGATATTATATCGCCATATGAGCTTGATATATATTTACCGGAATATAATATTGCAATTGAATTCAATGGTAATTATTGGCATTCGGAATTATTAGGAAAAGATAAAAAATATCATCTTACTAAAACAATACATTGTGCCGATAAAAATATTCAACTGATTCATATTTTTGAATCGGAGTGGATACAAAAAACCGATATAATAAAATCAAGATTATCAAGTATTTTGGGTAAAAATGAACGAATATATGCACGTAAGTGCAAAGTAGTCACAATTACATCGCATGAAAGTGCTGTTTTTTTAAATGATACACACATACAGGGTAATGTTAATGCAAAAATAAATTATGGTTTGAAATATAACGGCACGCTGGTGGCGGTTATGACATTTGGTACTTCCCGATTTTCTAAAAAATCGCAATACGAATTAATTCGTTTTTCCACAATACAAAATGTTAATGTTATTGGAGGTGCCGGTAAGCTTTTAAAATATTTTATTCAACAACATTCACCTTTGTCTATTGTGTCATATTGTGATTTACGATTTTCCACAGGAAAACTATACAAAACATTGGGGTTTGTATTTTCCCATAATTCAGAACCTAATTGTTATTATTTTCATAACAATAATACATTGCGATTATATTCAAGAATTAAATTTCAAAAACATAAATTAAATAAAGAACTTAAACATTTTAATCCAGCATTAACAGCATGGGAAAATATGATTGATAATGACTACAATCGAATTTGGGATTGTGGTAATGGTGTTTGGCACTGGACAGCTTAAATTGCGCGTCTATTGGTTCAAATACTAACTACCAGTGCTACGTCTTCCTTGCATTTGATTATGTTTTGTTGTTTCAATTGCAGCCAGTGCGATACTTCGTAGCCGCTCATTCTCAGTCATATTATCAGACTGTTGTTTCCTTAAAAATTTAGTTAACTCCATTAATGCGACCAACGATTCCTTTTCCGTTTCCGCTTGGTTAAATATTGACGTGCTGCTTGTATTATTGCTGGCCATCGCCTGCTCTTCGGACTTTTTGGTGTTCAATTCGTCAATCTCTTTATTTTTAGCAATCGTGCTTAATCGGTTTTTTGCGGCATCGTTGTCAAAAACAAACCCCATGACATTATCCACTACTGAACCAATCGCGTCACCAATCCCAACTTTAATATTATCGCTTAATGCATAATCATAAGCTAACGTTCCAGCCCCATACCCAGCAGCGCCCGCAGCCGCCGCGCCCGCTGCGGCGGTTACCGCGCCGCTGGTCAACACACTAGCAATGACTGAACCAGATGCTTTTAATGCACCAGTGGCTGCTGTCGCCGCTTTCCCTATGATAGCTGTTGGTCCGCCACCGCCGATCAATTTACTTAACATATTGGTACCAACTACTCCGGCAATAACCCCACCAATACCGGTTATTAAGTTGGTAGCCAAGCTACCCAATGAACTGTTCAGTAGTGATCCCCATTGCGACATTAATCCAAGGATTTTACTGACAATATCATTTATTTCTTGTGTTTCACCCAACATGATTTTATCGAATTTTAACCCTTCCCCGGAAACGGTTTCAGTTGCTTGTATTACGGAGTCGAATCCAGTTTTTTGCGCCATCATTTGCATTGCCATAGATTGACCAAGACTGGTACCAGAACCTGACATTTGTCCAAAAATCTTAGCACTTTGCGCCTGTATTTCCGCCATCCTTATATCGGCTGATGCTTTTTGTTCTGCATTTAACGTTCTATATGTTGTTTCTAACCTAAATAATTCTTGTGCTTCCGCCCCCATTCCAATAGCACCTAACATTGCCCGTTTCTTGGCTGCTTTTTTCATCCGTTCTTTGGGGTCCATACCAACCAACCCCTGGAACGTTTTTTGTAATGCCTTTGCACGGTCTATTGTAAATCCCATTGCCTGATATTCCGCCATTCGCTGTTGGATACCAAGAACATATGATTTTCGTTCCTTTTCTTTCAACGTTAACAAGACATCACGCATTCCTTGATCGTTTATTAGATCAGCCGATAAGTTCGCAAATTGTTCAGCGGTATAACCAAGTGCTCTATAATTTTCTTCATAAATTTTAGTTTGTTGCAGAACCGCATCGCCCAAATGTTCTTGCGATACACCTATTTTTGCCATATTTTTATGAAACATACCTGCAACCTTTGCCGCTTCGTTATAATCACTTGTCAATCGTTTGAGTGATTCCTGCGATGCGTATAACGAATTCTTGAAGTCAACATTTGCGGAATTGGCAGCTAAGCTTTCTACCCGTGTTTCTTTCAGTATTTTCATGTATTCCAGTTGGGAAATCCCCATTTGGTACATTCCGGTAATCCACCCAGCATCGGCGGTTGCTGTTTGCTGTGCGAAACGTTGTTCTTGTTCTGCAAATTTCAATGCTTCCTTGGCGGCTGATTTGACCGAATCTTTAAATTTATTAAATTCCGCCCTTGATCTTTCAACACTTTCGGTATGTCTTACCGTTTCTGTTCGTGCATCTGATAGTGCTTCTGATAATTCTTCCGATTTTTTGTTAAGTTTTTCTGTCGTTGCTTTTTGATTATTAACGAAATAAACAGCCTTTTTTGTAGTTAAATCCCAAGTTCTAGATGTTTTTACACCCATCGATTCCAAGGTAAGTCCCGCTTCGTTTGCTATTTTTTCCAATCCCCTGAGACCGGCATCCATGTTTTCTTTTGATGTAAACGTAGCGTTGCCTATCCGATCAAGCTCGGCAGCTACTTCTTTCATTGCACTAGCTTGATCCTCAAATTTAAGAACGTCCTCAATCGACTTAACGCCCCGTGCCAGATTATTTACAAATTCCGAACCTGATTTAGTAAAGGCTTCATGTAATTTTTTGGGTAATATATCGGTGGTGTAGCGCATTCCCTTTGAGGCGGCTTCCGCTTTCCGTACTTCAGCCTCGTATTTACGGTCAGCGGCTGACCTAGCTTTATCACCACGTGCTTCATTCGTTGCATTACCAAACATACCACCAGCCTTATCGGCTATGAGACTTGCTAATATTTTAAGAACACTATCGGCGGATTGTTCAGGCATCTATTATTACTCTAATATTATTTCTATATTTATCAGTTGTATTTTTTTTAAGTTACGATGTATAAATATATCCTATAACTATAACAAACATATGGAGTCAAAAATGACCGAGAACAGCGCAAGCGAAAATCCACAAAATCCATTACTTGCACGGGTAGGAACGCCCGGTAGCACATTTCAATTACCATCACGTGGTGTTTTTTACAAGAATGGTGAGCTTCGTGAGGATGTACAGTTAGGGGAAGTTCATGTACACCCATTTAGTGCGTATGATGAAATATTAATGAAAACACCAGACTCGCTGTTTTCTGGTGAAGCAATTCATAAAGTATTTCTTCGTTGTATTCCACAAATTCTAAAACCTGGTGAGTTATTGGCAAAAGATGTTGATTTTCTTTTAGTATGCTTACGTCAAGTCACATTCGGCGAAACAATGGAAATTTCATATGGACATACATGCGAAAATGCAATTACACATAATTACAGTATAAATTTGTCCGAATTCATAAATAATGCAAAGAAAATAGACCCAACTACAATAGGGGATACTTATTCTACCACATTACCAAATAATCAAATAGTCAAGTTACACCCAACTAAATTTAAAGATGTTATTAAAATGTATCAGGATGCAAAGACTGATGATACGTCAACACCAGAAGAAGAGTTGGAAATGATGGTATTTGTGATTAAAAGCATAATCGAATCGGTCGATGAAATAACCGATAGTAATTTAATAGATGAATGGATTCGGAAAATTCCATCAGGATGGTTAAGTGATTTATCAAAAGTAATTGAAGCAGCAAGTGATTTTGGTCCTAGTTTTATGATTGAAACTAAATGTAAGGACTGTGGCGAAACGATACATATTGAAACACCAGTGAATCCTATTAGTTTTTTTATGTAACGCTGAAATCAAATGATCCCGACAGGATTTCAGCGATGTATAAACGATTGAATCGTGAAGTACGGGCAATGTACAGGGAAATTACGGAACTAACATATTTCATGCGTGGTGGTATGAGTTATGAGCATATCCTATATTCAATGTCATATATACAGCGAGAAATTGCTATTGAATTTGTGGAGAAGCGTCTTGAAACCGAAATGAAGTCTGTTCATCCGAACTACTAAACGGTGCCATTGATATAATGGCACCGTTTTTCATTTAGTGTCTATTGCTACGTTGTTGTGCCAATACAATTTCGTTTGCTTGGACTTGGGCATCAAATGTTCCTTGCACCGTAGTCCTACCGTTTATTAAGTGTTTCATATTTTCAATTTCAGGACTGTATGAATGTGAAATTGCATCTTTAACGCAGCGCGGCATCAACGCATATAATGTCCCTAACATTAAAGTGGCCATAGCTAAACACCATATTATTGGTAATGATAGGGCCAGTAGTGTGGCAGCAGCCATCTGCAATATCGTAAAAAATGTAGGTTCAATGCCCTTTTCTGGTAATAAACCATGGAACGTGTTTAATAACCATATTGGTATATCAACATAAATAACAGTCAACGCATTAATGACAATATCCATGGATAAACTGGAAACCCATGTAACAATAATTCCAAATGTAGTTACCATTAGCATGAATATCCACGAAACGACTTCCATGAAGGTGGCGGACGGATAAAGAAATGCTGATATCCCCCATACCAATAATGCAAAAAAGATAGTCATTCTTAATATAATAGCCATTTCTGATCCTCTACGTTACTGTTATCCAAGTTGTCTGAATACCATTTCCAAATCAACAAGCTGAATTTGGAAATGGATGATTATGCATCACATTTGTAATATACACTGTTTATATGAAAAATGCAAGAAATTCACGACAATGAAGACTTAAAATTTCGCGTCAAGGACAACAACCGCAAGTTATTGAAGCAAAAGGAGTTTGAAGCCAATCTGGTGTGGAATGTTGCAAATGAATATTGTCGCCCTGCACAGGTTCCCAGTTTGGCTGGCTTCCTGCACACAGAATTAGTGAACTAAAGAAAGAACGCAAGTACAACAAGCAAGAACATGGGCTTTCTAATCATAGTACACAATTAAAAAACCCATGCTGAAATGGCGAACGTCTGGTGTTGTGCGCCTTAAATTATCGCATCTGTTGCCACTATACGGATAGGAATGTGCAGGAATTCTGCGGCTCTCACCGGTTTGATTGCTATATCAATGAACAGTTCATTACGATCAACCACATTGGGCGTATTATTACTTTCGTCACATATTGTGGCAAAATCAAATAATCCACGCCTAACGATTAAATCACCTAAGAAACTATCAACCACAGCTTTTAAGTTATCGCGTGTTAATTGGTCATTGGGTTCAAATACAAAACTCAATGTGTTTCTACGCAATTGGCGTTTAATATGCTTAATTAAACGTGATACATTAACACGGTCTAACGCACTTGCAGTTATTGTCGATGTTTTTTGTCCCCACACCAAAAATCCATTGCCTGGGAAAAATACAATTGGATTTATACCACCACTTGGTGAATAGGTATATAAGGCATCACGCTGTCCAAGATTCAGGGCAACTGGCACGAACGTAGTAGCAGCTCCTAATGTTCCAGATACATAGCCAATATCAGTGATACCGGTAATTCCACCGCGTCGAATACCGGCTGGTGCGAACCAAAGAAATGCCACTGTGTCGTTAAATGCATATGTACGCAACGCAACACCAGAAGCAGAACATACAACATTCTTGCCGTCTAAATTGGATGCAAGTGCGGCAGGATAGTAATACGCCACATTTGACGAGAAAATGCGGTTGGTGGTGGCCGCCCAGCCACTGGATGGATTTGTAATCCCGTCTGGTGCCAAGTCAAGAGGGGTATCGGCAATAATCAGTGCTTCCTCCTGCATATCAACAACCAGTGATAGTAGTTCGTCTACCGTTTCATGATAATTTGGACACAATACTAAATTGAAGTCAAAGTTTTCGGAACGAACATCGGTATTGCTATTGATTGTTGCCTGTAATGCTGTTACTATAGTAGCACGTCTGGCTGCATCATTTGCACCAAGAGAGGTGGCATTGAAAAATTCAAGCGTGTATTTCATGTCGTCCGCTATATCAATTAAAAACGCAGCGGCCTCGGCTGGTGTAAATTCTCCTGCGATTGTCGCTCCGCCCGCATATAACGGATATGACCCTAAATTAGATGAAATGTAATTAAAGCCATCATGAACCCCAACGGGGGCCATATTAAGTCCATTCGGGAATTTAGGAAGCCCGGACGGAACCAGTGCGTTTCCGAAAAAATCGGATTCAACGTTTATGAATGAAAATGAATTAAATAAATCAGTTGTTGCCGTTACCGCAAGGCTTTGCAGTTGGGTAGCACTTACAGTAGTTGCCAAAGCAAGCGGTGAGCCAACAACACCTTGTTGCAATAGAAATTCGGTAACCAAGCCGGACAAAGCGGTGGATGCTTCCAATACCTTGGCATCCCACGCTGCCGTAAGAGATGTAATATCATCATCCAGATTTACGTTAGCGCGCACAACATATGCCCTATTCCCCAGACCAAGATATTGATTTAGTGCAAAAAGACCATATTCATTACGTGCATCACCGTGGTGCGGTGCCCCATTACTTGGGTCTTCAATGAAATTAGGAACACCATATAGCTCAACGCTTTGGCGCAATGATGTTACGGTCCGAACCACATTGGATTCATATGTGCCCTGCGCTGGGCTTACACCATCCGCTTGTACTTTTTCATCATTCGTTGCAATGAAAAACAGTGGCACAGTTGGTGCCGCAGCTGGAATGAAAAATGATTCATCTGTAATGGTAACCGATACGCCTGGACTCACCAAATTTGGCATGGTACTATTCTCCTTAAACAATATGTACTTTGCTATTATTTATGGGGAATGCAGTAAAAAACATGAAAATATATTGTAATATAATGGTTTAAATGGTTGACAAAATAATATTCCGTCATATACTTGTGAAAACAATAAGGTAGCTCATATGAATTTTTTAACATGGTGGAAAGGTACTAAGGAATTATCACGCGATGATGCTGACGTACGTGCATGTATTACTGAAAAACTAAAGACATATTCACCATCACCGCAAGATAGACCAGCGATTTTTTGCAGTCGCGACCCTATTCCAGCGTCCACTACACCAGTGCGGAAGCCAGATGTTTGGTCAATACAATACGAAAGCAAAACATCACACGATATGGCGAATAAGCTGATTAATACATTAGCCGACATTGAACTTACTAAAGACTATTTGTAGGTTTTATTTAATATGCCGAAGGGATATACAGAAACCGACATAACGGTATTAAGTGACCGTGATCATGTCCGCTTGCGCGTAGGAATATACTTTGGTTCAAACCAACAGACTGACATTGAGGTATTATCATTAACCGAAGGGATTGAGTTCAAACAATATACCATCGTGCCCGCCGCGTTTAAGGCGGTTGGTGAAATTATTGATAATTCCATTGATGAATTCGCACAAGTTGATAAAAAACGTAAAAAATTGTCAATCATAGCCGACCCAACCGCTGGTAAATATACAATTTCGGACAATGGTAGGGGTGTTCCTATTGGTAAACACGAAACTGGAACATATACACCAGAGGTTGTTTTTGGTAGTTTACGTTCCGGTCGGAACTTTACGGATGATCGACAACAGGGGGTACAAGGTCAAAATGGCGTTGGTTCCAGTTGTGTTTGCTTTTCAAGTACAACATTTGATATTTCTATTAATCGTGATGGTAAAGAATATCAACAAAAATTCATGGGTGGTTGTAGCAATATAATGCCACCGAAAATAACTAAAAACAGTAAGAAGCAAACTGGCACACAGATATCATTTATGCTTGATCCTGATGTGTTTCTATCGACACAGCTTCCCGCCGAATTAATGCAACATCGCGCAATAGAAATTGCAATGATAAATCCGGGGATAGTGGTAAGTTACAATAACACCAAGTACCAGTTTAAAAAGGGGATAGAAGAATTAGTTGCGAAGCATACCGATCAATATTTTAAATTTCATTACGCAACGAAAACCGCAACACTTGAATTCTTTGTGATATTTAATCAACATAAGAATGATGACGAAAAAATATTTACTTATGTCAATACATCGCCATTATTTGATGGTGGGCTGTGTAACGTGCAATTCACTAATAGTTTTTATAGTAAAGTAACCTCACATTTAGCATCTAATGCAAAAAAGCAAAAGATTGAAGTATCAAAAGCCGATATTAAACATGGTATTGTTATTATTGGCAACATCAAAACAATAAATCCAGAATATAATTCGCAATCTAAAACCCGTTTTGTAGGCCCGTCACTTAAAAAAGAAATGGATGTTTTAATTGATGAAATGTGGTCATCCTTTGCGCGTAAGCATAAAGGATGGTTTGATGACGTGTTGGAACGGGCGCACCTTCGATATAATCATGTAACTAACAAAAATATAGAAAAGGAAATGCTAGGGAAACGTAGCAAAAAGGTTCCAAATTTAACTGATGCCAATAGTAAAAACCGCTTTGAATGTAAGCTATTGATAACCGAAGGTAAATCAGCGGCAAGTTCAATAATTGAAGTCCGAAATCCGAATGATACTGGATGTTTTCCATTGACGGGCAAGATAAACAATGTGTATAACATGAGTGCCTCCCAATTGTTAAAAGCCGGAAAAGTAACTGATTTACTATTGTCGATTGGATTAATACCCGGTAAAAAAGCATTGCGGAGTGATTTGCGGTTTGGAAAAATTATTATTGCCACGGATGCTGATGTTGATGGTGATGATATTTTCACGTTATTGATTAATTTATTTTACCAATTTTGGCCAGAATTATTTTCAACTGAATATAGTGAACCAATCGTGTATAGGTTAATGGCACCTAATGTGGTTGCTGTGAAAAACAAAAAACGAATACATTTTACAACGGCTGATGAATATGAAAAAGTAAAACACAAGTATAACAATCATACCATTAGTTATTTAAAGGGATTGGGGTCAATGATACAAGAAGACTTCAAGCAGATTTTATCAGGTGATGAATATTTGGTTCCAATAATAGATGATGGTAAATTAAAGAATACATTAGACTTATTATTTAGTCCTAATATTGCTGCCAGAAAGGAATGGTTGACGCATGGAAAATAAAAGCTCCGAATATATCGAAGAACAACGTCTACGGTATTCACAATATCTGTTGCAACATCGGGCATTGCCATCAATTATGGATGGACTAAAAGCGGCTGGCCGACGGGTACTCTGGTGTGCTAAGGATATGAAGAAATACAAGAGTGCAACATTAGGTGGTATGTGTATGCCATTGCACCCACATGCTTCACCTGAAACCACAATCAACACGTTAACGGGCCCATATACCAACAATATCCCACTACTGGATGGTGTAGGTGCATTTGGCACGTTATTAAATCCCACCGGTTATGGCGCAAGTCGATATACCAGTGTCAGTGTATCAAAATTCACACATGATGTTATTTTTAAAGATATTGAAATAATTCCACTAAAGGATAATTATGATGGTACGCTTTTGGAACCATTACACTTTTTACCATTGATTCCAATTGTTCTTTTGAATCCAACCGAAGGGATTGCCATTGGATTTGCTTGTAATATATTATCTAGGTCGTTAGATGATATTATAAAATCACAAATTAAATATTTACAACAACAACCAATAAAAGACAGTAGCCCAGTATTTAAAAATCATAGGTCAATTGGTAAAGATACTTCAGGGAAATGGTTGTTTGTTGGTGAGTTTGAACGAAAGAATAGTTCAATTGTAACGGTTACGTTAATTCCATACGGTATTTCTTTCACTAAATATATTAACATTTTGAATAAACTTATAGAAGATAATGTCATTGTTGACTATATTGATAAATCCGGTGCCACGATTTGTATTGATGTAATTCATAAACGTGGGGTATTGAACACACTGGATGACGATATGATACGTGAACGACTATTGTTAGTTAATGCTATTTCAGAAAATATGAATATGGTTAATCTTGATAGTAAAACGGTATTATCTACCAACTTTATTGAAACCATTGAAATATTTACTAATTGGCGACTTAAATGGTACGTTGCACGATATGAACGCCTAGTCACAATGATAACAATGGACATTCAAAAATATTTGGATGTATTAACCGCGATAAAATATAATATTGGTGGAATCGCTAATACAATGCACTCACGTGCTGAACTAAAAGAGTTTTTATCTGAAATTGATATTAAAAATATTGATTATATTGCTGATTTGCCAGTATATCGTTTTACCGAAAATGAAAAGAAGAAAGTAGAAGAGGCATTAGCCAACGCGAACGCTATATTGTTAGGATATAATGAATTATTAGCGGATGAATCAAAACGTCGTAAAGTGTATATTGTTGAATTAAAAGAAGTATTACGGAAATATGGAAAAAAAGTTACCTAATTATTGACTTTATCTATTGTATATGGTTGAATGTAATTTCTGGTGAAACTGTCAGTTTTTTCATTAACGCAAAGGGTACATATAACATGAAAACCGTAATCCGTATTATTCTGCTTCTAGTCATTAGTGGTCAAACGTTTGCTACCGAACTGTATATTGGTGGTATGTATGGTAGTTCAAACTTAAACTACAACACGGAAAGTCTTTTGTGGGAAGAAATAGCAACGAATCAAACTGCGGTAGGTATTAATGCTGCGTTTCAAATGTTGGGTGGTAGTATTTCGGTAAACAATTCTTCCAATTCAGCATTTTCTAAAATATTTATTGGACATCGATTTAATAGATATATTGGTATTGAATTTTTTTCGTTCAAAATGCAACCATATAAGGTCAACTCTACCATGTCCGCTAGTAGCGGCGGAAGATTAAGTAATATCGGTTCAAATGCTGGTGTGGTACTGCACGCAACAGGTGAGATTGTAGGTAATGCGGTAGCCACAGCAAACTTAAGTGGGTATGGTGTTCGCATCAATGGATACGTCCCATTAGGTAAACTGGATATCATTTCAGGTGTAGGTGTTGCCCGCGCGAAGTCGGTTGTTACGCTGGAATATGACATCAATGGAACCGTTGCATATGGTGGGTACGCAAACGTGAATTATGAAGGTTCCACGTATATTGTTGAACGTGAATATACCGATAGTTTCAACAACACAGCGGTATTTAACGACAACGGTTCGGATGTAAGTATTATTACCGGAATAGTCCCGGTCTTTTCGTTAGGAGCGCAATATCGATTGACTAAGTATTTTAGTTTGCGCGGCGAGGCTGAACTGGTTGGGCTTCCGGTAAATGGTTCAGCAATAACGACAATTTCAGGTGGGATGCAATATAGCTTCTAAAAGGTTGGGAACAGAGTGTCTAAAGTATCGGAACGTTGATAAACAATCAACGTTCCGCAAAATTGTTGTTGTTGATTGATTAAGCGATTAAGTAAAATATTCGGCTAGTTGTCTCAGTTCAATAAAAGTTGCATCCGATTTTAATTTATTTGCCCTCGCGCTAATCACATGTAAATTGGTAATGCAATAACCTTTAGACGAATCAATCCTATCGAAACTTATACTATTATCACGAGCCACGCCACGATGATATTCCAACGGGATGTGAAGTATGGGGCAAGATATTGGAATAGATATTTGCTGAATTTCTTCCATGGTAAGTGTAAATGGGATGCCACGTTTTTTCGCACTGGATCGTAATCCATTGTATATTTTTTTTATATCTTTTTCATGAACGTCAATCTTCATATTATTATATATTCATGCTCTTAACGAGCTTGACAAAATATTAAATTTTATCAAAAAATGAATAAAATATCAAAGACGTATGAAGACGAAGATACAGAAATGTTAATGAAAATAATTAAGTTACGAAAAGATTTATCCAAGTTGCCGGAATACCACTTCCATATTCAGCTTGCATATTTGGTGATAGTGGTCGCTTCAATGCGAAATCCGGTAGATAATCATTGACATTGTTGTCATAATATCATATTGTTATCTTTAGTACATAAACATAAGCATAATCACACCGCACAGGGGTTAACATGAGCATATTTGAAAAATACCACCAACGTTATGAAGTCAAGCAGGCCGAAGAAATGTCTATTCAAGATTATCTCGAAGGCTGCAAAACAGACAACCGGATGTATGCAAATGCGGCGGAGCGCATGTTGATTGCAATCGGTGAACCTAAAGTAGTGGACACACGGGACGACGAACGGTTAAGTCGAATTTTCACTAACCGAAAAATTAAATTGTATCCATCCTTTTCCGACTTTTATGGAATGGAAGATACAATTGAACAAATCGCTTCTTTTTTCCGACATGCCGCACAGGGACTGGAAGAGTCCAAACAAATTTTGTATTTACTTGGCCCGGTTGGTGGTGGTAAAAGTTCAATTTCCGAACGGTTAAAGGAACTCATGGAAGCGGTGCCTATCTATGTTCTTAAGGCGTACAACGCGGAAACAGAGCAATGGGAAATTTCACCCATTTACGAATCACCACTGAATATCTTTGATGCTAAAGTAGATGCAAAGCAATTAAGCGAAGAATATAATATTCCACCGCGTTATATCAAATATATAATGTCACCCTGGGCGGTGAAACGCTTGGAAGAAGCAGGTGGTGATATTTCTAAAATGAAAGTGGTTAAAGTGTGGCCTTCTATTTTGAAACAAACAGGTATTACCAAAGTAGAACCGGGCGATGAAAATAACCAAGATATCAGTTCATTGGTTGGTAAAGTTAATATTCGCGCACTTGAGGATCATGAGCAGCACGATCCAGATGCGTATAACTGGATGGGTGGACTAAATGTTGCAACGCAAGGCGTTATGGAATTTGTTGAAATGTTTAAAGCACCGATCAAGATGTTACACCCCTTGTTGACCGCAACACAAGAAGGACACTATAACGGTACCGAACAGTTTGGTGCTATTCCATTCCAAGGTATTATACTTGCCCATTCGAATGAGTCCGAATGGACTTCGTTTAGAAACGATAAAAATAATGAAGCCTTTCTTGATCGCGTTAATATTGTTAAGGTTCCATATTGCTTACGCATTACGGAAGAAGCTGAAATTTATAAAAAATTGATTTCATCATCCGAGTTGGCGGATGCACAATGTGCGCCCGGAACGATTGAAATGATGGCACAATTTTCGGTGTTGACCCGCTTGAAGGTTCCAGAAAATAGTAAATTATTTTCTAAAATGGAAATTTACGATGGTAAGAATTTAAAAGATCGCGATCCACAGGCAAAATCACTTGATGAATATCGTGAAATGGCAGGTGTATCTGAAGGAATGAGTGGTTCATCCACACGATTCGCCTTTAAAATACTATCTAAAGTGTATAATTACGACACTGACGAAGTTGCGGCCAGTCCAATCCATTTGATGTATATCTTATCTAAGCAAATTCAAGAAGAACAGTTGCCACTGGAACAGGAAGAAGAATGGTTGTTATATGTTAAGGGTGTATTAGCACCAAAGTATAATGAATTTCTTGGCGATGAACTACAAAAAGCATATTTGGAATCGTATCATGATTATGGTCAGAACTTATTTGAACGTTATATTCAATATGCGGACTTCTGGATTCAAGATAAGGACTATCGTGATCCCGATACTGGTAGTATGTTCAATCGGGAATCATTAAATGCAGAATTGGAAAAAATGGAGCAACCCGCAGGTATAACGAATGCAAAGGATTTCCGAAATGAAGTGGTTGGATTTGTATTACGCGCAAAGGCCAATAATAAAGGTATTGCACCGGACTGGAAATCTTATCAAAAGCTAAGGGAAGTAATTGAAAAGAAAATGTTTGCAAATACTGAAGACCTTCTTCCAGTAATTTCATTCACCGCGAAAAGTTCAGCGGATGAGGAAGAAAAGCATACGGAATTTGTAGAGCGAATGATGGCAAAGGGTTATACTAAAAAGCAAGTGCGTCGAGCAGTGGAATGGTGGATGCGGTATAACAAAAACCACTAAGTTAACATTGCCACGATATTTTAGAACGTAATATCGTGGCAATGTGCAACACACTTAAATGAATAATCTATTGTAGGAATTCAAATGGCTCACATCATAATTGACAGAAGATTAGCGGGTGGCGGGAAAAGCGCGAACAATCGTCAAAAGTTTATTAAGCGGGTAAAAAATCAAGTCCGGGAGGCAGTCCGGGAGGCGGTCCGCGATGGTAAAGTTGGTGATGTTATTACCGGAAAATCTAAAAAAATTAAAATTCCTGGAAAAGGATTAGAACAGCCAACATTTAATCATTCGAAAGACGGCGGTATTAAGGATTGGGTGGTACCCGGTAATAAGGAATTTAATCAAGGTGATCGTCATGATCGTCCGCCATCAGATGGTGGTGGCGCTGGTGGTCGGGAAGGTTCAAATGAAGACATGGATCAGGTTGACACCTTTGAATTTATCTTATCCAAAGAAGAATATTTAGATATCTTTTTTGAAGACCTTGAACTCCCGGACATGATTAAGAAAGATATTAGTAAAGTATACGAATTTGAAAATCGAAGAGCAGGATTTTCAGTAGATGGGAATCCAAGTAGGTTAAACATATTACAGTCGTTGAAGCATGCTAAAGGAAGACGGTTTGGGCTGCTTACCCCCAAGAAAAAGAAGTTAAAGCGCCTACTTGAAGAACTGGCCTCCATCACATTAACCGAAGACACACAAGAGCGCGTTAATGAATTGAATGATGAAATCAATGCACTAAAACGTAAGATACGGGCAATCCCGTTTTTAGACGACATGGATTTACGATATAATAGATGGGAAAAGGTGCCAATTCCAACAACACAGGCGGTCATGTTCGGAATAATGGATGTCAGTGGAAGCATGGGGGAATGGGAAAAAGAAATGGCAAAACGTTTCTTTATGATAATGTTATTATTTTTACATCATAATTATGAACTAGTGGATATTGTCTGGATTAGACATCATACACGCGCCTCGGAAGTTGATGAAGATACTTTTTTTCATTCAAAAGAAACAGGTGGTACATTGGTATCCTCCGCATTGGAACTGATGTCATCGGTGATCAAGGATAGATACCCATTAACGCAGTGGAATATATTTGGTTGTCAAATATCCGATGGTGATAATTGGTTTTCGGACAACCAAGTTGCGCAAGAAATATTACGTTCTGATATATTACCTAAATCGCAGTATTATGCTTACATCGAAGTAGATCGACATCGTTCAGGTGGTTTTAGTGATTTATGGCCTGCGTATGATGAAATAGCACACGATCATAAAAACTTTGAAATGGGAATAGTCCGGGATGTTACCGAAATATATCCAGTGTTTAGAACTTTATTTGAAAAACGGGGTGGAACATGAAAATATCGTCGGGTGAAGATTGGGATTTTGATAAAATTGACGAAGTGTATATGTTAATTAAGCAAATCGCTGATGAGAAATATGGTTTAGATTATTATCCAAATCAACTAGAAGTGATTTCCTCTGAACAAATGATTGATGCATATTCAAGTGCTGGGTTACCATTATATTATTCACATTGGTCGTTTGGGCAACAATTTGTGCGCGAGTTGGACGAGTATAAACGTGGGCGAATGGGATTGGCATATGAAATTGTGATCAACTCCGATCCGTGTATTGCTTATCTAATGGAAGAAAATACAATGTTGATGCAGACATTGGTCATGGCACATGCAAGTTTCGGACATAATCATTTCTTTAAAAATAATTATCTATTTAAACAGTGGACGCACCCGAACAGCATAATTAATTACTTAGACTTTGCCAAAAAGTTTATTCAAGAGTGTGAAGATATCCATGGCGTGGCAGCGGTTGAAGAAGTATTGGACGCTGCACATGCATTACAAGATTATGGTGTGGACAAATATAACCATCCCGCACCGCTGTCCCCCGCAAAGGAAGAAAAGTTACGGAAAGAACGCGATGATTATATTCATTCCCAACTAAATGTAATTTGGAACACGATCCCCAACGATCCCAAAATAGAACTAGATAATACGCCTACCTTCCCCAAGCAACCACAGGAAAATATATTACATTTCATCGAACAAAATGCACCAAGATTAGAAGACTGGAAACGTGAAGTCATTCGTATTGTACGAAATATCGCACAATATTTCTTCCCCCAAAAAAATACAAGCTTAATGAATGAAGGGTGCGCCACATTTTTTCACTATAAACTGGTACATGATTTATATGATCAAGGTGTTCTTGATGATGGCGCAATGTTAGAATTTTATACATCACATACCGGCGTTGTTAAGCAGCTAGGATTTAATGACAGGGGATTTAGTGGCATAAATGTATATGCACTTGGGTTTGCTATGTATAAAGATATTGAACGCATCTCAATGAATCCAACCGACGAAGACCGCGAATGGTTTGACGGTCAAGATTGGGTAGGAAACGGCAAATGGCTGGATAATATTAAATGGGCGATAACTAATTTTAAGGATGAAAGTTTTGTTAAACAATTTCTATCACCTGCAATCATACGTGAGTTTAGAATGTTTGCCATACATGACGATGCGCTCGATAGTAAATACCTTATCAGCGGAATACACAATAAACAAGGATATGTGCAGGTGCGCGATACGCTGTCTAAACAGTATAATATTGGTTATCGTGTTCCCGATATTCAAGTTGTAAATGTTGACCGCTGGGGGACGCGAGGAATCAAATTACAACACCGAATGGTTAATGGTCGCCCCTTAGACAAAGAATCAGCCGTTGATACCTTACGTTGTATTTCATTTCTTTGGGGATATTCGGTAGAGTTAGAATCGATAGATGATGAGGGGGTTGTGCAAGTTATTTTCAATATAACCGAAAACAATAATGTTGAAATACATATTATGGTGGATGATGAACTAGAATAGCGAAAATTGACAGAAACTATTATTTTTTACAATATTTTCAAGTAGTTAGTGAAAAGTTCAATAGTGGTATAAGTACTATTAGACCGCTTGAAAATATGAAACTGGAGAATATATCAATATGTCTAAAAAACGTCGCAATGGTTGTCAAGAGGAAATAGAAGTATTATCACAAGCCTTAATTCAAAATGGGAGAGCAATGGAAGAACACACGAAGAAGAAGCATTGGAGTGTTCATGATATTAAAAAAATACAACCGTTGAACGATGCACAGGATGATATGTTTCATTCTTGGTATAATAACCAACACATTTGCGCACATGGAAGCGCTGGTACGGGAAAGACATTCCTCGCGTTATCACTAGCTATCAATGAAGTACTGAATAAACATCAACAAAAAATTATAATTGTACGGTCCGCCGTTCCTACGCGGGAAATCGGCTTCTTGCCCGGAACACTTGAAGAAAAAACTGCACAATATGAGTTACCGTATCATGATATTATGTGGGAACTTGTTGGGCGTGCATCAACCTACCGTGATATGAAGGAAGCAGGTCTAATAAATTTCACAACTACTAGTTTTATTCGTGGACTGACTTGGGATAACGCAATAGTCGTAGTGGATGAAGGCGAAAACATGAACTTGCATGAAATTGATTCAATCATGACCAGAATAGGGAATAATTCACGTGTTTTATTTACAGGTGATATTCGTCAAACTGACTTAGATGGCAAGCGGAATGGCGTATCAGGAATGGCGGATGCACTTCAAATATTTAATAATATGCGCGAATTTGATTTAATTGAATTCACTAAACATGATATTGTTAGAAGTGAATTTGTAAAATCGTGGATCATCGCCTCCGAAGAAATATAGTTGCGATATTAGTCATTTTCACTTACTATAGTGTAGTAAGTGGAAGCAATAATGCAACTAAATATAAGGGGTATGCCTGTGTCTGACACAAAAACTTATTTGTTCGATTCTATCGAAATTGTCAAAACTGGTAGGCGAGCAGAACGAAAACTTCGGAGTGGCAAAATCGATAGTAAAATTGAGATCACACCAGCTGATACGAACACCAATGGTTCATGGACTAAGTGGGTTAAAGAATCCGAATTATATGGGATAACATCATAATGAAAGAATATATTGATTTATGCAAGCGCGTAATTGCGGATGGGGTTTGGGTAAAAAATACACGAACCGGAAAGCGCTGTTTAACCGTAATAGACGCTAATTTCACTTACGACCTCCGCGAAAGTAAGTTACCTATTTTAACAACCAAAAAGATATTTTGGAAACCAGCTATTGCAGAAATGTTGGGATATTTACGTGGATATACTAGCGCCTCGCAATTCCGCGATCTCGGTTGTAACACTTGGAATGCTAACGCAAACGACAACGCAGACTGGCTGAACAATCCTTATCGCAAAGGCGTTGATGATATGGGGGTTGCCTATGGTGTGCAAGGTAGGGGGTTTATGGACCGCGATGGTAAACCTTTCGATCAATTACGGAAAATAGTAGATGATCTAAGCGCAGGGCACGATGATCGTAGGGAAATATTAACATTTTGGAATCCTGCCGAAATTAATCGAATGTGTCTCCCAGCATGTATGCATACGCATACATTTAGTATTTTAGAAGAAACCTTATATTTAACAAGCACAATGCGCTCGGTTGATCTTTGTTTAGGAATGGGTTTCAACCAAGTACAGGTGGGTTGGCTGTTGATGGTCATGGCACAAATCACTGGACTTAAAGCAGGAAAGGCATTTCATAAAATAGTCAACGTGCATATTTATGAAGATCAACTTGAAATATTAAAAACTACTCAAATAAATAGAGAACCATATGCGCTGCCTACTTTAAAAATAAACCCAGACATTAAAACACTTGAAGATTTAGAAACATGGGTAACGCTTGATGATTTTGAATTAATCGGATATAATCATCATTCAGCTATAAAATATCCGTTTAGTGTTTAATCACAAAATATTTGTGATTGTGGTGTTAATATGGATCATGATTTTAATGCAGCAAATAATTTAAAAGAGTATGGTCACCATGCGTTGCAATGAGACCAAAAATACACAAAAGAGAGCCGTTAGTCCAAAGAACAACTTGGCAAGCCCGTTGACATTGTGAATAATCAGTAACAAAAAACACTTGTTGTATTTTGCTACTATTTTAACAACGGAAAAAGAAAATGAATGCACCTTATAAAATAACAACAAAAAATATTAACAGTAAGACATTATACAATTCTATAATATCTGAGATAGATCATATCATACATGCATTTAGTAATGAATTGTCCACCGACAGTACGGCACGTTCCATTATTATGGAACTTGCGGAAGAATCACTATTATCACATGCGGAAGAAAACAAACTCGAGCAATGGAATGTTATCTGCGATAAACGCAATAACAAAAGGGAAACACTTGCACTTGGCATAACGTACATAGATATTACATATGTACAGACCCATTGTTTAAATACTTCTTCTATACGATATACTATTAAAGGATAAACTGTGCCCACTAAAACAACAATGCCCTTGTTAAATATTATAGTTGCTGTTGATGCAGTAGGTGGATTTGGTAAAAATGGAAATATCCCATGGAATATACCAGAGGACATGCAACATTTTAAAACAATAACAACCAATAACATTTGTATAATGGGTCGAATTACGCATGAAAATATGTTGCAAATGCGGAAAAATAGAATACTCCCGACTGGTAGTCCGCCAAATATTCCCAGATTTGTTGATATATTGCCGAATAGGAAATCGTTTGTAGTGACTAGTGATAAGCACTATGATGCAGAGGGGGCAACAGTGGTTCCTTCAATTCGCGGAGCCATTGAAACGCTGGATATTAATGATACGAGATCGGTGTTTGTAATCGGCGGTGAACAAATGTTTATAGAGGCATTAACTTGGACTAAGTTCATTCATATGACTATCATAAAGGATAAGACATATGAATGTGACAAATATTTTCCAATTAATGTGATTAATAAATCGTTTTCTATTGTTAACTGCACCGAGACATCGGAATTATATTTCGTGACATATCAGCGCAAATAGCACGAATACCCAATAATCAACAAAAAAGTGGCCATTAATGTCCACTTTTGGTTTTAATATGTTATATTTCCGATGCGATAAATACAGTTATAATATATTACGTGAGGATTTATATGAATACGACCAACCGTGATGATGAAGTAATGTATCCTGTAGTACCCGCAGCACAGCAATGTCAACATTATGAACAGCCGTTGGTGCAAACGCAAATAATTAACCATTTTTATCTTTCTGGTGAAATAATAGAGGCTAATGCATATGTTGATATGATATATAAAATCCAAACAGCTAGTCAAGATGATGTTGTACATATTCATATAAATTCACCAGGTGGCGATCTAATATCTGGTATTCAAATAATCAATTCAATGAACATATCAGAAGCCCATATTATTTGTAGTTTAGAAGGCGAAGCCTGCTCAATGGGAGCCTTAATATTTCTGGCAGCAGATGAATTTATTACACATGACGATACCATTTTGATGTTGCACAATTATTCTGGGGAAACTTATGGTAAGGGAAATGAACAAGTATTAGCACTTACATCAACCAATAAATGGTATGAATCTATTGCACGGAAATATTGTGTGCCATTTTTGACGGAAGATGAACTGACACGGATGCTACGCGGTGAAGATTTTTGGTTTCAGACGAATGAAATCATGCGCCGCCTAATTAAAATGATTAAGATTAAGGAAAAGCAGGCAAAAAAAGCAGATAAATAATATTGTGCTATGGCAGCGCATATGATATTATGTTCTAATGTCAGAATGTTTAGAAGAAATAATTAAACAATATGTAAAAACCAGCCAGCCCTCTAGCAGTGGGTGGTGCGCTGTGCGCTGCGCCGTATGTAATGATCATACACGAAAGGGATTACGTGGTGCATTTTTATTTAAGGACGATACCGTAATCTATAAATGTTGGAATTGTAGTGCAAAGGGTGGTTATGAACCGACAAAAACGGCTATCATGTCAAAAAATATGGAAAGTATTTTAAATGCGTTTGGAATTCCGTCCGCCGCGTGGAAAGACTTGATATTAGATAATATAAGAAAGCTTGGTTCTATTGTTCCAAGCTCACCCCGCACATTACCTAAACAAAAAAATATTGAACCAATTGAACTTAAACAGCCAGATATTTTCTATAGATTAAGTGATGCACCACCCGATGATCAACTTGCTATTACTGCAACACGATATCTTATAGATGAACGCGGCATACAACCTGAAGACTATCCATTTTTGTTGGCACATAATTCAACAAATGTTTTGCTTAAAAAGTGGGGGAGACGACTAATTATCCCAATATTTAAAGATAATAAATTAATATTTTATACTGGACGGGCATTATATGATGCCCCTAAAAAATACGAGACACCAAGTACAGAGAAAAACCGCATTTTATATGGTTTTGATTTATTATTTGCACACACAACTGCACCGCTGCTTATCGTTGAAGGATGGTTCGACGCGATGTCAATAGATGGCATTGCTACATTTGGTAATATAATAACGGAGGCGCAAGCGCAATGGTTAAATAAGTCGTCACGTGAAAAAATATACATTCCTGATAAAACGGGGGATGGACATTTAGCGGCGCAACAAGCATTATCCCTTGGATGGAAAATATCCACCCCCAACATAGGCTCAAACTGTAAGGATATGAATGATGCTGTAATGAAATATGGTAAACTATATACAATAAAATCAATAATAGACAATGCGAAAGCAGGCATTGCGGCAGAATGTGCAATTAAGCTATATTGTAAATAATAATTAGAGGATATAAAAAATGAATAACTTGGCAGACGCACTGTACGAGCGTGATTCCAGCTATATTAAGCAAACATACGAAATATTGGACTCTATTGCACCAATAATGTTACATATAAGCAAATTTCTCAATACGGTTGATCCATTATGTCAAAATGGTACTATTGTATGGGATGAAATAAATATAATAGATGATTTAATTTACCTTTCCGGCATTGTATCACAAACGCTAGGTGCCAGACTTAAACACAACGGCGAAGATGTTGTGATAACGGAGGAGAACGCTAAATCCTTTCAAGCTGAAGTTTTCGTGCATTTACCGCTTTCGTTAATAGAAAAGGGCGACGTTGCTGAAATTGTTGATTTTTTATATAAGATATACAATGAAGCATACGGCCAGTCGGATGAACAGATGATAACACCTTCCGTTGCCTTAATGGATTTTGATTTATCCGAGTTAACGAATGAACAAAAACTCGCGCTTATGGATAATACAACAACTAAGAAGAATTAATAAAATGAGTAAGATCGCTAAACTTGGAACTGATTTTTGTAACTTACCCGATATATTAGAGGTGTATGCCGAAGCATTACTGGAAGCTAATGAAAGATTAAAAATTACGGGAAAGAAATTAGAAATATCAAACAGTGAAAATTCAGCATGGTTACATTATTATGATCAGCGTAAAGTAGAATTAAATGCACTTGTTAAATTTTTTAAATTAGAAGTAGAAAAAACAAAAGGATCGCTATTTAAGTCATATAAGGAAAATTATTCAAGACAACTTACCGAGCGTGATATTGGTAAGTATATTTGCAATGAGCCCTCCTACTTGTTGATAATGGGACTGTTAATAGAAGTGGAAGAAATGTATGAACAATACCAAAGCGTAGTTAATGCGTTTACCAGTCGAAATTATACACTTACCAATATTACAAAATTAAGGGTTGCTAGTATGGAATTTGTAGAAATATGACAATGCAGTGTAAGTTGATTATTTTAGATGAAGTCAATTGTGCGTTTGTAAATCTACAGTCCGAACATCTTATATATTTTTATGAAGAATACGGATTATTTGCCAAGGGGTATTTTTTTAATCCTAAATATCAAATAGGTTCATGGGATGGGAAAATCCGGTTTTTCCACAAAACCGGAAAAACGTTTATTGTATTATTATCTGATATTATACCACGTATAATTAATTTAGGTTATGATATCGAGGTTGTGGATAATAGAACTGCACGAACTGTTCAACCAGCGTTAGTTGATGAACATTTTTTTTCGCATGTAATAGACCCTGAAAGCGGAACACCATGGAAATTTCGTGATTATCAAGTCGAATCGATTAATAAACTTATAACGAATGCTAGTGGTATATTAATAGTAGGAACGGGTGGCGGAAAGGCACAGCCGCTATATTCCAACGTAGTAACACCTAGTGGTTGTGTCCGAATGGGGGACATTACAACGGGTTCTGTAGTATGTACCCCCAATAATAAGACGGCCACCGTTATTGCTACCTTTCCATTTTCTAAAAAGGAAATATTTAAAATAACATTTCATGATAATAGTTCAACGCACGCATGTGGGGAACATTTGTGGAAGGTTAATTATCCAATAACAGATAAACATAGTGAAATACGAATACTATCAACTACTGATATCCACAAATATTTGTTTCAGCAACACAACAACCCAATATTATTAAACAATATAACGATACCATTATGTGAACCAATAGAATATCACGTAACGCAAGACTTGCCTCTAAACCCATATCAATTAGGTCGCTTATTAGGAAGGGTAGGATGTCCGACTAACGGGGGTGCGGCGTGTGATAGTGATCTCAAACAACTAAAAACAATTAACTTGGATGGCAGACTATCTACACAACTCAGAATTCCACTAATGTACATGACTCACACGATAGATAATCGGATTGAACTACTGCGAGGGTTTTTATCAACTGGAGATGATAGTCTAACTATTAAGACAATAAGTGAATCACTATCAAATGATATTAAGACGATTGTGCAATCAATTGGTGGAATAAGTATCAACACGGTACACGATTCTGTATATACTTGTTCAATAAAACATCCAACACCCAATGTGATATTTGGTACCAATGAACACCAATTTACTGAAAATAAACACATTGCGTTGGCACGAACTATACAATCGGTTGAATTCATTGGATACGAAGATGCACAATGTATATTGTTAGATTCGCACGAACATTTATATCTCACTGACGAGTTCATTGTTACGCATAACACTTCAATGTGTGCAGCGATTGCTTCTTCATATGAAATTGCAGGAAACTTGCGCTCAATAATCATTGTCCCTGACACTACACTTACTGACCAAACAAAAGAAGAATATGCATTTTTTGGATTGGATGTGGGGGAATATAGTGGTAGTGCTAAAGATTTAGACCATCAGCATATAGTAGCAACATGGCAAACATTACAAAACAATCCAGTAGTGATGCAGCAATTTGATATGCTTATTTGTGATGAAGTTCAAGGCGCACGTGGTCCTGTTCTTAATAAACTATTAGTACAACATGGTAAGGATATACCCTACCGATTTGGTTGTACGGGAACATTGCCGGATGACGAGTCGGATGCAATGTCGGTCAGAACTGCAATAGGCGAAGTTCAACATGAAGTACCTGCTTCGTTTTTGATTGATCAAGGACATTTAGCAACAATTAATATTGATATCATACAAATGGAAGTAAATTTAAAACAACAACATTCGGAATATTTATCGGATGTACGCGATGTTGCGGATGCACCAAACTATACTTATGCAGAATTTAAAGCGGCATATTACCCGGACTTTGCTTCGGAAAAAGCATTCTTGCATACCGAGAAAACAAGATTAGCATGGATTGCTAATTATCTCGAAGGATTTAAACTGTTGGATAAGGGTAATTGTTTATGTCTAGTAAATGGCGTGGCATTTGGTAAAAAATTAGCTAAATCAATTCCTGATTCAGTTTTTTTACATGGAAAGGATAGCGTAGAAGTACGCAAGAAAATTTATCAATCATTTAATGATAATAATGATTTGATTGTCATTGCAACCGTTAACATTGCAGGAACAGGATTAAATATAAAGAGAATATTTAATTTGGTGATGGTTGATATGGGGAAAAGTTTTATTCGTGTAATTCAGTCATTGGGCCGTGGTCTGCGCAAAGCCAATGATAAAAATCATATATATGTAGCGGATATATGTTCAGATTTAAAGTATAGTAGAAAGCACTTATCCAAACGAAAACAATATTATGATGATGCTAAATATCCATATAATACAAGAACAATCACATATTGATTTTGAAGCGAACCCCACCAATTCAGCGATCTGAATTGGTGGAGGTATTTCGGCAACTTGGATAAAAAGTAGTTGACATTCAAACTATAATATAGGATAATTATTATAAAATAATAATAATAAAAAGAAGAAATAATAATAATAAAAAGAAGAAATAATAATAATAAAAAGAAGAAATAATAATGCTAATTCTCGATGAAAATAACTACGTTATAAAAATGGACGATATACATGGCCCAATGCTGTCAAAATACATGCATGTATTGGATTTGCAGTTGATGGATTATACATTGGCACCATTATTGGTTTTTGAAGAAGTAGTATGTCCAACTATTGTCATTAAAATAAATGGATTTAGATTTGAATTACCAGCAAGTTGGTATATTTTAGTAACGGACGAAGACACATTGCAATTAGATGTTGTTTTGGTGGAGGATTTACCCGGAAGAGAGTTTAGAGCAATGGTATATGGCATGGACATGGCTATGGTTGAATTGGGTAAAATAGTAGTTGATGACTATTATGTTGAACATAAAAATGTTGGTCCGTCTTTAAATAAGCACCAAATGTTATGTCATCCGATATCACCAAACAAATGGATAACTATCTCATCTTCGGATTGTTATAATAAATACTTAAAGAATAAAGCTGTTGGAAATATTATATAGGGGAATGTCATGGCGACTAAAAAACGTAAGCAAAAACAAACTTTAAGCGAATTCAAAGCATGGTTGGATGGTGTAGTTGAGTTACAAGATCAAAATTGGCATCCAAATGAAGCACAATGGAAACAGATTCGTGCCCGAATTAGTGGTATTATTGAAACACCAGCGACACCTGTCGCTGTGCCCCCGATAAGCCCTAATAATGAGATACCGGCACAGATCATTCCGAGTATTCCACCAGCACCACGCACGGGTGGAATACCAAACGGGAGCGCTTTGCCCACACCGGCAGCAATACAAGAATTAGGAATCGGAACCGAAAACGATGATGAGGTTGTCGATATGAATTCCCCCAGTGTCTTCATCTAATAATACTATTTTAAAGGATAGGATACTATGGTTCGATGGTGATAGTACCGTGGAATCTAGTAAAATTCTTAATATTATATTGAAGGGTGGAACGCTTAATCATTTGTTTGTAGATGAAATAACGAATGATATTAAACAATATAATCAATTTTGCGAACCAAATGAACGAATATTAATAAAGACGGATGTGGCGGAGCCATCGCTTGAATGGAATATACCATTGGAATATCAAAATATTGATATAATTCAATATATATCAGATAAATTAGTTGATTGCGATGGAGAACAACCTGATTTTGAATTACGGCAAGAACGGTGCGCTAGTGAATTAGCGTTATATAAGAAATTAGAGTTATTTGATACACTTAAAGTATTAATATATATAGTATCCACATTAAATAAAAACAATGTAGTATGGGGTGTTGGCCGAGGAAGTTCGGTTTCATCTTATGTATTGTACTTAATTGGAATACACGACATTGATAGTTTTTATTACAAATTAAATATAACAGACTTCTTACGAAGTGATTCAATGGAGGAACATAATGGGTAAAAAAGTCAGGAGTGCAAAGGGTGAAATGGTTGATTTTGACTTCTTAAAAATTAAAGAAGGGTTGGCTAGTGCGCCAACGTCAATAAACGTGCGCGAACGTCAAGATTTTATCGAAAGTCGTTCTAAACGAAGAATAAAAAAACTAACTACACCAATAGCAGAAATTCGGGTGACCACAGATCTACCGACACCTACCGAAGGTTCAGATGATATTGCACCAGAAAAAGAAGCCGAAATTGTAGATAAGTCTACCGAAGTAGCAGCACCAAAACAAAAAGCAAGAAAAAAGAAAACAATAGAAAATAAGGATACATAATGGCAACATTACGCGCAATAAAGGACCATGTTATTTTTCAATTTAATGATAGTATCATAAGTAGATCGGTAACTGGTGGAAACGGTTCCGCCAAACCCAGTAGATTTAGTGAAGTAACCGAGTGGGGGTTTGAAATATCAAATTATGATGATTCCACAAAAAAACCTAGATGGGGTATTGTTGTTTCCGCTGGACCAAAGGCATATGGTATTACCACTGGTGATTTGATTCTTATCGAAGCGCTAAAATGGACATCTTCCTGTCGCTTTAATTCTGAAGATTATTGGCGGACAAATATGGACAATATATTGCTGGTTGGCTAACAATAATTTAATATTTGCGATTTTGCTATATCGATTGCAATTTTCTGGGCGTTTCGTGTGTTATTATTGAAGGTTTTATAGACTGGGTTCGTTATATGTGAATGTGTTCGTATTCTTATGAATGGTGCAATATTGGTAAAAATGTATTTATCATCAAACCATTGTTTAAAATTTTCGGATGTTACTTCTGGCATATCATCAAATATATTGGCAAAATCATGCACAACACATGGAACGTTAATATTATTCTGTTGTGCAATTGTTAATCGACTACCACCAAAGGTGTGCGTATATAACATTTGATTGTTCTTGTTTGCATATTCAGGCGGAAATACATTTTCCGCACTTATACATTTGGATAACATTGCGTTACGGAAACAACCACTAACTACGCTTATTGGATGTTTAATGCCAGATATTGCCACTGATTTTTCCAATTCGGTAAAATGTCCTGTTATTTTATCAAATTCCGTGGTCCAAATTCTTCCAAATTTTTCACGTAACCCCACTGTCCGACTGTCCCACCATGTTGATTTCCAAGTAGGAAACGCATTCCAACACGTCACGTTCATTGGGTTTAGCCAATTAAATATACGTTTCGCCGGGAGTTCAATGTATCTTAATTTAACGGACATCGTGTATTATATTTAATTACTTAATTGTTATATTATTTGCTGAAAACACATTTTCATATTGGGCACCACTTGCATCTAAATCTGAAATAATATCAAAGGTATTCGTCAAGTCCCCACTAATATTTCCAATTCTAATATTAATTTCTTTTATGATGTTATTATGCACTTCAGCTGGTACGGCTAGATACACAGGAACACTAAATGCTAATCGTGTTTGTATAATTCTACGGTCGGTGCCCATGGGAACATTTTCACCAAATCCAATATCTGTTAATTCAATTTGGGTAAGGCGTGTCCAGTCAAATACGTCATCCGATGTTTGTATTTGTAAAATAGGATCAAACAATGTAAGTATTTGTTCCATTATTTGGTAATGTTGGTCTTGATTACTTGCCCAAATTGCTAGTTCAAATATAGCACGATAGGGAACTGGCATTCGTTGCTCAACTACTTTAATATCATCGGGAATCATTCCACCCGTTGGTATAAAGGAGGTTCGCCTACTGGTACCAACACCTTTTCTTAATTCTGGCGCAAGGTCTACATTAACTAGTTGAAACGATATTAATGGTAATCTAATTATTTTATTTTGTGTATTTTCACCCTTTACATGTGCGACAACTCGATCCATACTTGCATTTTTTATTGGTATACTGATTAATCGTGGTTCTACACCATCTAGTTTACCTATCTCAACTTTCATTCCCGCAAAAATAGCCGCAAATTGCACAATATAATTTCTTAGTTGGTGTGAATAATGATAATTATCTAGTTCGGAAGTCGGCATATTATATCCTATTACTGTTTAATAGTATTTATAGGATTTGAATTCTAGTGGAACCGAAATGACCATCCAATATCGTGCGGATGGTCATTTGTTGTTTTACTTACTATCGTTTAAATGCTTAGATTCACGTTTTTTCTTCATTGACGTTGTATTAGTGTCCGTATCAATATCCGCGTCAATTACTTCCGCATCTAAAAACGCATCACATTTTTCTTCACATAACTCCAGAATCCTTTCCTTATACATATCCCAACCATCTTTTAGTTGCCATCCCTTTTCAACATCGGGTAAATAATAATATGCACCACGTTGTTCCAATACGCCTAGTGACTTAGCCACATCGATTAATCCATTATAGGGGTCCATACCAGTTGCATACGGCACTTCAATGGTAACCGTTTGGAATGGTCGTGTAAATCGTGTTTTATATCCCTCAACCTTCATACGAATTCCCAGGATGTTTTTTGTATCTTTTTTATCCTTTAGTTTCAGCTTACTCAATAATGCGATATGAGATAATGAAAATTTTGCGGCATCATTTACTATCCACAATCCTTCGCCGTTTAGCAAATCTTGATTTTTATATACATCCGAACTTACTAAAATGGAAATGTTTAAATGTTTAATTGCTTGTACAAACTCACGTAACATTTGTTTTAATTGCTTAGACCGTTGTCCCATATCACCCTTAGATAGACCTTTGTCATAATTATCTGATTCACTATCAGTCATTAACATTCCAAGTGAGTCGATAACGATCAATATTTTTGGCCCGTCCACGGCGGTTCCGTATTCATCTTTATATCCAGTTGTAAACTTACTAACTACCTTTTTGCATTCGGTTATTGTATCAATATCAATATAAAAATAGTCGTCAGAATCTGGATTAACGCCAACGCTTTTTACAAAGTTATCATCTAATGCATGTTCCGAATCAAGAACAACACAAATAGCATTATCTTTTTGTGCTTCGCGTAATACATTACAAATCATGAAAGATTTTCCCGTGCCACTTGCGCCTACTAACCCAGTAACCCGCCCTTGTGGAATACCGTGCCGATAGCTGCCGCCGAGGATTTTATTAACTACATAATTTCCTGTTGAAAACCAATATCGAGGTGGGGCCGATTGCCCCACCTCAATTCCAGCTTTCCCTAGGTCTTTTGTTATACCCTTAAGAAAGTTTGCCACTATATTTCTCCTATTCCGCAGCCTTAGCTTTACGATTTCGAATCATTGCTAATATATCATTCGATTCATCGTTGAATTCTTCCGTTTTATCCACCACCACATCCGTGGCGGGCTTAGATACGTCAACTATTGGCGTGGAAGTCGTTGTTGAAGTCGTTGTTGGGGTATCACTCGTCGTATCCGAATTATCTACATATGCATTACCGGTTAACGAGGCTTCCAGCATACTACTGACAGTCTCAAATGTTGGTTTTTTAGGTAGTACTGTTGACAAATCAACACGATGCTGTTCAGCAACAGCAATTTGTTCTTCGGTCAGATCGGTTGAACGCCGTGCAAAATTAGAACCAACATCATATTTGGCATATCCACCGACCATAGATTTTTTGATAATAAAATTGCAACCACCCTTATATAATGTTGGCATCGCTTCCAGTTCACCGCTACTAAGTCCTTCCTTAAAAGCATTATATAGTTGAAACTTAAATTTAAGGAGCTTAACTTTTCCTTCGTCGTTTTCGCCAGTTTCAGGATTGGGGTCTAATGGGTCTTCTATAATAAGTGCTTGAAATATGTGTTCTTTCTTCGCCCAATATTTCTTACCATTGATTGAATCTTTACCCTCATCCGCGTAGTATGCACTGGATACATTACAGATTGGACAATCTTCTTTGAACATCTTATTGAGACAGGGAACCTGTTTGTAAGCCCCGTTAATTTCTAGTATATGTACATGGGTTTCAAGCGTAAGACCTAATGGATTTTCTTCATTTTTGTCAGGCAGAAAGCGAATAACGCAATGTTCACCTTCTTTCATGTTCCAAAAGGGATAAAAATTATTTGGTGTAGATTCGGTTGTATCTTTTTTTGTAAAAGCTGCTAATAGCTGATCAATAGACATTGGCATCAGATAAATCTCCTTTATTTTTATTATTATTTTTTTATATTGAAGCGACCACCACCAAATCAGCGAGCTGTGTTTGGTGGTGGATTCGCACAATGGTCACCCATTGTGTCTTCTGTGCTTCCACAGATTCCTGCTACCAGCGCTTGACTTCACAAGCGGAGAATGTTCGTTGCTGCATTGACATCGCGGTCATGCATTGTTCCACAACCGGAACATGTCCATTCCCTTATTCCAAGACCTGAACTACCTTTCGGACTCGTGTCAGTTATTTCCTGACACGACGAACAGGTCTGGGTGGTGTACGATTCGTTGACATCATCAAACATGATTCGCAACACTTTCAAACTATAATCGAGCATATCAACCGTTGACAACCTTGCGTTTGTTGTACTTGCCACGAATTTTTAAAGTCACCATGGCGTTATCGACCGGAATGAATGCTCTTTTCATATACGGATAATAACATAGTTAAATGTCAAGTCAAGAATTAAATTCACTTAATCATTGTGTATTTAATATGGTGCCTATCCATCCACCACCAAATTCAGCTTACTGATTTGGTGGTGGTATTCCGATAACTTGGATAATATCATTGTATTTAGTGAACGTCAACTATTTATTTTAAGTAATGCAATATAACAAAATATTAAAAAGCTGTTACTTTTTGATATTCAAAATCACAAAACCATTGCATCGTTATTCCACCTGCGGGTGCGGTAACACGAACTTGTATTGCGCCAGCGCCTGGATCAAAAATTTCAGCATCCATACCAACATTTGATTCATATAAAACTGTCTTTATCGTAGTACCCAAAATCATGCTATTGCCACGTAGCGTTCCTTGTAGGATATAACTAGCGTTTAATGTGCTATCCGTTCGAGCCATGCCTACTATCTTAGCGGTGAACATATATACCGAATCGGCATCAAACGTCATTTCGTTTATTGGATTATTCGTCGTGTTTTCCCCCCAGCGTAATACAAACGGGCTGGTAGAATTACTTTCGCCGCGTAAATAGTAATGACCGGTTGCTCTATCGCCGCTATTATCCGCGCTACCAATTGCATGTATTATTAGACCGGAATGTAAATTAGCAGTATTATTACCAAAAGTCAACGAATTTGGCGCAGCCGATAATGTATTTGGGCCAGCCGAATAACTATTGGCACCACTTGCGGTTGCACCCGTTGTAAAATTAGTTCCATTGTTTCCCTGGCTCCAATTGGCGGTGGATGCTGAAATCAATATGGCGTTTGATATATTATGTTCTATTAATATTCGCGTACCAATAGGGGCAGGTGTCAATAGTGTAATAGATGTGGGTGAAGTTTCGATATAATCTATTACAGGGGCTTGATGTACGCCACTTCGATAAACATGTACAGAATTTGTACCCACAATATAACTATTTGATAGATTAAACACTGTTTGTCCAGCGGTAGCAATAAACGATTCTGAATAATTGGTAGAAGCAGGACTCGGGGTTAATGACATTGTTTGCCACATATTGGTACCACTATCCCAACTTAATACATCATTATCATTCGGAGCCGATACCGATACATCTATTAAATCGTTTAACATACCTGTTGGTGAGAATCCACCTGATAAAACCGAATATTCAATTAATACGCGAGAACCAACTACGGCACCGGTTAGTAATGTTACTGTGGTTGGCGATGTTTCGATATAATCAAGAGTTAGTGCTTGGTGTACGCCTTCTAAATATAAATGAATAGCATTCTCACCCATAGTGTATGGTGTTGATAACGTAAATACGGTTTGTCCTGCCGTGGCAATAAACGATTCCGAATAGTTGGTTATTGTACCACCACCACCACTTGGAGGAGATGAGATCCACATATTCGTACCACTATCCCAGCTTAATACATCGCTGTCGTTAGGTGCTGGGACGGTTACATCTATTAATCCATCTAATGTACTAGGCACCGCCAATGTTGTAAGTTCAAGCAACGCATCTTGTACATTGAGTGAGGTTAATCCTCCGCCTGGAATAAAGGAAATAGCGGTGGAGGGGTGCGTGTGTGGTAATGGAGCACGAGCATCGGCTAAGCGAGGGTCGGTGTCCGATATGACAAGGGCTTGCAAAGCATCCGAGCTGGGCGTAACTAACGTAACCCCCCCGAGTACACTGGTGGTGGCGGGCGGAAAACCGGTGATGCTACCCGGTGGGCCTTGTGGTCCCACGCCCCCAAGTCCTTGTTCAAATATAACGGTGTCGGCGCTTAATACACGCGCAACGGGCACACGTTGTTCAGGATGTAGTAATGGTGCCGAAATAAATGGATCAATACCAACCAGCATTCCATTATCTACCCAAAGCGGATTGCCAACTTGGAGACCACCTGCACCTGTCCAGTCCCATGTAATTGGATTGGTTACTACTCCTTGTATAACAACCGCTCCAACTTGATTAGTTAGTGTATCTTCCGTAATGATACCAATAACCCGGTCACCTACCTCATCATATGTGGCGGAAGCTATAACACCATCCGATATCCAAGAAACTACATTATATTCACTAAGAGGTGTTGCAGCCTTCGCACGTGCGATATTGGATTCCAAACGAACGCCATCTACGCGCGATTGGTTAGTAAAAAATTGGTCTTCCGTTGTGACAAACGTACCATCGTCGCGCGTAATCGGTAACAATGCTTCAAAAAACATTGGTCTTCCTGAAAAAACGGGAGTGTTGTTTCCGATTTGGGTACCAGTAAACACATTAGCGGCAGACCCTATACTTACGCTGGTAAATACACCAGCGAGTGATACCCTTGCCGCAAATACGCGAATAACTTCAACCCAATTACCCGACTGGCGAACATAATGGATATTAGTCGCGGTATCATACCAATGCCTGCCTTCGATATCAAGCGGTATATTAAAGCTATCGGTAGTAAAAGATAATACACCATCAATCACACTACTTGGCACTGGTTCATTAACGCCAATTGTCGTTTCAGCAGTAATCATATCGTAGGTCACCGTACGAACGGTATACAAACCATCGTTATTAGGCGAACCCGTTGAATTAATAACATTAAACGTCCTACCAATCGGTAATACATATTGACCAGCGATTGTGAATTCGCCCATTGCTGGTGAACCCATTGCAGGTGTTACATTAATGATCGGTGCATTTCCAGCACCGGGTGCGATTGGCTGTGAAATTGGTTCAATATCGGTATGCCCAAAGGTGCGGTTAAATGTTAGTGGATTAAAGTCCCAATATAACCATGTATTAGTCGCGGTTATGCCAGACCATGCCGCATTTACCGTATTGTCTTCCGCATGTGTATAATTAGTTCCCCGGTGTGCAATCGAAACCGAAACCGGTCTGGTGTCTGCCAAAATATCAACGGTGTCCCCACCCACAAATTGCAAAAAGGGCATTTGTTGATGGCTTATTATACCTTGACGGAAATTGATTTTCATTCGGGTTCTCCATTATTCGTGTACCGTTGTTCTATTTATCACGTTGGCGGAAACCGAACTTGACAATGGTTGGTGCATAGTGTTATTATCCAAGTTGCCGGAATGCCACTTCCAAATTCAGCTTGCTGAATTTGGAAGTGGCAACGTTAGTGCGTCTAAATTAGCAAAGACTAAGATGGCTAAATCCGTATTAGACGCAGGTTGGCATCAGCTAAAGAACATGCTCGATTATAAATCGAAAGCGATGCGATGCATGTTTGTTGAAGTCAACGAGTCGTACACCACCCAAACTTGTTCGACGTGTCAGGAAATAACTGAAACGAGTCCGAAAGG